CCTCGACTGGCTTTCGTTAGTCGCCTCACACGATGCGCAGGCCGCCCGAATCAACGCGAAGACACCGGCGCAGGTCGCGACGGCGAATGGGACACTGCCGTTCACGACGGACTTGGGATATGCCGGCGACGGTACGACTGGGTATCTCGATACGGGTCTTGCCGACAATGCAGGCAGTCTGAATTATACGCTCAATAGTGCGACGATTTTCGCATACATCAACAACGGCGCGGCGCTGCGCAGTATCGGCTTGCTTGCCTCCAGCAATACGCGCATCATCCCGAACAATGGCGGGAACGCAAGTGCTGCGATAAACGGTGGCTCATCTAATCCCTATCCGGTTTCGGATGCCTTAGGGCTAACGACAGCGGTTCGTATCGACGCTTTGACGATCTCGGTTTACCGGGGCGCGACGGCACTCGGCACGCTCGGAACGTCCGCCAGCACGGCACTTAGCGGGTCGACCTTTACAGCGTTGCGTAGCAATGCATCGTTCAGTACGGGTCGTCTTGCCGCCTTTGGGTTCGGGAGCGCCCTCGACGCCACCAAGGTCACGGCGCTCAATAGCCGCCTTTCCACGTTCCTGACCGCAATAGGGGGCAACTGATGGGCGAAATAGGTGCAGGCGTCCCCCAGGCCGTACTGGACGACATTTCGACGCTCAAGGCGGCCATGCAGACGATACCGCAGCCGGCCAGCGCCGTGCCGCCGGGTGTCGCCGATGCAAGTGCGGTCGGTAATACCGCCCCGTACGCCCGTGCGGACCACACGCACGCCAGCAAGGCGCGGAAGGAAATCAAGGCCATCTCGGCGACCGGACTCTATACTTGGACGTTCGCGACGGCCTTCGGTGCGGGCGTCGTGCCGGTCTGTAACGCTATCGCCGTCTGCCCGAGCGGGACGACCGACCTCGTGAACGTCCAGCAAGAAGGCGACGCGACCGCGACGAGCGTTACGTTTCGCGTGACGCGGTACCAACAGTCCGTCGTGTCGCTGATCGGCCTGACGATTCTGAGCGTAAATTCCGCGCTGCCCGGAGGTATCAAACTAGCGTTGCTGGCGCTCGAGCCGTAACGGCTAGGATTTCCGGAACCTACGACCTCTCCACCCGCCGCTCGCCCGTACGGCCCACCCTTGCGCCCACCACGGCATCGTCGACATGAGCCGTTCGACTTCCTCGATCGACCCATAGCCAGCCGGTTTAGGGGGTGTGTTTGTTTTTCTTTGCGAGGTTTTCACGGGCCGTTAGAACCTGTAGATTCCAAGGCACGTGCAGTCCACAGACGACCGGCGATACGAGCGGTACGATATGGTCGACATGGTGTGGCTCGCCAGTTCCTTCTGCGCAAATGCGTGCCAACCAATACATCGCGGCCATTTGTTTTCTGTGCTCGCGAGTTAGCCAAGACGGCGCGGCTTGTTTCTGAACGCATTCTCTAAACCGATTATGTTCGGTAACCCGATTTCGGTTAGCGGCTTTCCATCTTCGATTAACTTCTCGAAGATGGTCGGAGTTTTCCTTACGATAACGACGTCCGGTTTCTTGATACCTATCGGGATTTTTTAGAACCCAAGCCTTAGCACGTACCGCCCGCTTGTCCGAATGACGATTAGCATAGTCCCGTTCTTTTCTACGACAGGATTCTATATTACGGTTACGCCAATTTCGAAGGGCTGAACGAGAACAAGGGCGGCAGTACGCAGCCAATCCGTCACGCCTCGTCTTACAGGGCCCAAACATTGTAACGTCGTATACAACGTTACACGACGGACAAATTTTACCCTTTTCTATATCGTTTCCCACGCCATCCACCTGATGCTGAAACTGGCCAATCCGAAGCCCATGCAGGCATAGATGACATGATTCGCTCTACTTCTTCAAGACTACCGAATCCGTATGGCACCTCAACCACGACCTCGTCGTAGACATGAAGTACGGTTGGGTAACCGGCGACGCGCAGCATAATGATCGCGTGCCGCAAAATGTCGTGCGCCACGGCCTGCACGATATTCTCGGTTAGTCGGCCGCCGTACGTTGACATGCGAACCCAACCCATGGCGCCGTATTTTGGGTTACTATTATGCGTTGAGTAGAGAATCGACACCTCGTCGGCGTTGCGGTCCGACTGCACGAGCCGCGGCTCGTGGTAAGTCAGGTCACGGCCCGACGGCAGCGTGATGACCAGCTTGTCGCGTGCGGACAGGTACGTGAAGCCGATGCCGCGGAATTCCTGCCGCACGTCGGGTACGCGCAACGCACGGATGAACGCACCCTCGACGCCGTAGAGCTCGGCGTATTCGCGTCGCCAGGGCGGCCCGCGCCACTGCCCGCCCCAAAACTCGACGATGGCCGGCGAGGCGGCGCGCCAGGCGAGAATTTGCGCACGGATCGTCTCGTCGTCCTCGGTCGATCCGAACGCCTTGTACGAGCCGATCCAGCCGCCGAAGCCGCAGGCTAGCTCCGACACCTTGCCGATGTTCTGACGATCCGGGTGATGGTCGCCATGCTGCTCCTTGTACGCCAGGTATGACGCGAGCGGCACGCCGGTTATCTTGCTCGCGCCGACGAGGTATATCGGCTCGTGATTACGGAACGCGTCGATTCGCCACTGCTCGCCGGCCAGCATGGCCAGCACTACCGCTTCGATCGCGCTATAGTCGGACGCGATAAGGTCGTGCCCCTCGGCCGCAACGAACAGCCCGCGCACGCAGCCCGATATGGCGAGCAGGGCGTCGCCGAAAAACTGCTCGACCATTGCTAGCGAGTGCAGCGCCATGATTTCGAGCACGTCGTCGACGTACCGCGTCTGCCAGGACGGACGTTGCTGGCGCACGTTATAGAAGCGAGCGCCGCACCACGGGCAGTCCGTTGCGGTCGGTCGCATGGGGCGTTTGCATGCCTCGCACTCGACCAGCTTCGGCCCGGCCTTCGGCAGGTTGAGCGGCTGGACCCCGCCGCCGCCCGTCGGCCGGCCCGTCCGCGCGCCGTGGTGTACGATCGTGTCGCGGATTCGATTATCCCGACACGTCGTATTTTCCAGCGCGTAAATTTTCTTGACGCTCGCCGAGCCGGTCAGCGCGCGAATTTCCAGCACGCGGCGTGCGTGCGGCGGCAGGTCGTCACGTGCGAGCGCCGCCTCGACTGCCTCGGCATCAAGCGTGTAGAGATGCACGCCCTGCGCGGCGAGCCACCCGCGCACCGCCTCGACCTGCGACGGTTTCAAGCCACCGGTCAGCGCCTCGCACTCCGCGCCGTACTGGTCGAGCACCTGGTTGAGAATGACGATACAGTCACGTACGCCCGCACGATCGACGCCGATGCCACGTGCGTTGATTTCCTGGTCGATCAGCCAAAACCCAAGTTCGGCCGGCGTCATCGGGTCCATTGCGTCCGATGCGGCTTGTTCGACCTGCACGTCGCGTGCGCAATATTCGTACAGACGCATCGCGTCGTCCGGGTCGTCCTCCGGTCGGATCCGCAAGCGCGGGTCGCCCTTGGTCGGATTGCGCGGCACGGAAAACTTGTCGAGCAGCCGTTTGCCGTCCTTGTCCTTACGCGTGTCGAGCCGCAGCACGTCGCCGAGGTTGTCGAGCGCGCCGGGGAGGGACTGTACGCGTGCCGTCGCCATGCTGCAGCGCTGCACGTACGGCGGCAGCGGCGGCCAGCCGTATTTAGGGACGCAGACGTTCGTCCATATCAACCGTTCGAACATCGCGTTATGCGACTCGATCGGTCGACCCGCCGCCACGTGTTCGAACAGGTCGACCGGGTTCGGCAAGCCGGGGCGCCAGAATTGCACGCCTCGGCCGTCCGCCAGGTCGTACCGCCAACAAAGCACTTCGGTCGACGGGTGCTCGCTATACGCCGCGGCGCCGATCGCCGGCAGTCCCTTGCGTCGCGCGCCGGCGGGCGGTTGCCAGCGTCCGGTCGTTGCGTTCCAATCGTGTCCGGCCTCACTGTACGTTTCGCAGTCCTGCGCGGCGTGGGTCACGTCAGCCCGTCACCGTACGCACGAGCGGCACGTCAGGACGCACCGCCGCGACCGGACGCGGGCAGCACGGGCAGATATGCACGCCGCCCGAGCAGTACCAGCCCATATTGACGAGACCGTGGCCCGCCAGGATCGTACAGGAGTCCGGTGCCATCGTCGGGCACGTATCGCACTTGAGCCCGAGGTACTTGCCGTCGTCGTCGCGGTGTACGGTCATTTCCAGTGGTCCCCCGCTTCGATCGCACGTGCCGCCGCACGGTACTCGTCCGCGCCCCGTGGTTCGAAATTTACCGCTTCCTCACGTTCGGCAACATCGGCCAGCCCGTGCAGATACGCGACGACCTTGGCACGCTCCATAGCGCCGGTGCGGGGCGAGGTGTCGAACCACGGGGCGCCGCCAAGCGCGACGCCCCTTCCGTGTCCGACGATCATTGCATCATGCCCCCGGCACGCAACTGGTCGTCCGACCAGCCGGCGGCCTTGTATGCCTCGTACGTCACACCGTTCGCAGCGGGCAGCATGACGGGGGACGAGGCGGGCGGCGGGGGCGCCATGTACCCGTCGTACGGCGGGCTACCAGGGGCAGCAGTCGGCGAGACCGGCGGTGCCGAAGCTGCAGGCGGCGTAGGGCTTGCCGCAGGGGCAGGCGTAGGGTGCGCCGTGCTGGCCGGTGCCCCGCCCGCAGCGGGCGCGCCACGTGCGCCGAACGCGGCGTTCGGGTCGATCTGCGTGGCGCTGGCGATGTACGGCCCCTCGCGTTCGAACGCGACCGCGCCGAGGTTCATGTACATGCCCGGCGATTCAGTCGACTGGTTGCTCGCCGTCGTTCCGCTCGCCGACACGTAATCGCCGCACTTGACGACGCGGCCGGTGTGGATCGTCTCTTCCCAACCGTTGCGCCACTCCCATACCTTCGGCGCGAACTGGCTGGCCATCTTGACGACCCAATGGCCGGCGAAACCTTCCTTCGACGAGTACGGGACCGCTTTATCGTCGAAGCCGTCGCCGTCGATAATCTTATTGCTGAACTTCGGGTTCGTGCAACCTGTGGGAAGCTCGGGACCGACGGCAGGGGCGCCGGGAACGGGCGTACCGAAATACTGCGGCCATGCGGTGCGAGCGTCCGCGTCGAGCGCAGCCTTGACCGCCGGCCAGTTCGGATCGTTCTTCGGCACGGCAATGGCGAGGAAAAACTGGCCGGCGACCGGCTGGCCGGTCGCGGGGTTAATCTTGACCTGCTTCGTGCGGGGATCCTTGCTCGGTTGGCCAGGCTTGTGCGGGTCGCCCTGGACGATACGGCCCGTGATGGTAAATTCTGACATATTAGTTAGTCCCTTCGCTGTGTGAATCTCGCATTCCGAAAACCCGTACCGCCTGTTCGTCATCGGTCGAAACCAGCTTCGGCGAGGCGGGTGGAGTCGTGGAGTACGTGGCAATGACGGACTCGTCAACACCTAGTTTGCGCGCCTCGGCGGGCGTGACGAGCGCAAGGTCGGGTTTCGCCACGTCAACGCCGAACATCGCCGCGATACTGGCCACCTCGCGCGTCGTGCCGGGCTTCCACACGGTCCGCGGGTTCGTCCAGCCGAGCGACCAGAACGGCACGGACTGGCCGGTGCGGATCAAGCCGAGGATCCGTTCGTCGAGCGCGTCTTTGCGTGCTTTCAGCCGGTCGAACGCCTGTGCGAGCATGCGCGCCTCAAGGCCGAGCGCGCCGGGCGACATGCCGGTCGACTGCGCGGCGTACGCGACGTCGATCGACGCGCCGCCGACCGCCTGGTTCGCCGCGCAATCCCACTGTGCACGGCAATCCCGGCAATGATCGCCCGTCATGCACTGCGCGCCGGGTTGCGACGCGGCGATAGCGGCCGTCCGTAGCGTCGTTGCGTAATCGCGCAGCGCCGCGCCGGACAGATACCATTGTCGCAACAGGCCGTCCGTCGAGTAACTGCGCGGTTGCGCGATATTGATGTAAATGCGCCAGGGGAACCACTCGTCGACCGGCACGCCTTCCGACTCAAGGATCGCGACGGCGTAGTCGATACACTGCCAGTTACGATACGCCGAGACGCCGCGGTGCCCGAATTTGAAGTCCCATTCGTACAGGTGGCGCGCTTCGCGGTCGAGGATATAGACGTCGCACGTCCCCCAGTTATCGGCATGGATCGTATCGGTCGCGTAGACGCGCTGTTCGACCCGTACCGTGCAATTCGGCGTGCACGACGCGAGCGTGGCGAGCACGTCGTCGATGAGCGGCTGCACGCCCTCGAGCATCTCGCGCGTGACGGGGTGACCGTTCGGGGCGAGCTCGCCGAGCGGGGGTATCCAGCCGGTCGTGAGCATCTGTTCGAGCACCCAGTGCGCCGCGGTACCTTCGCGCGCGGCGGTCGACTCGGTGTCCTCGGGATACTTGAGTTCCATCGCCGGCGAGGCCGGGCAGGCGACCCAACGATGCGCGCTGGACGGGGCGAGGCGGGCGTGGGCGGGGGCGGCGTCAGTCATGCCGCCGACGCCTTGCGGCGTTCCCGTAACTGCCGTTCGGCATGCTCGACGAACACGACGGGAATGTGCCGAATTTCACACTCCGGATAGAGCTTGCCGGTTAGCAGTCGGCACGTCGCCTCGTTATGGTTGCATTGCGGCGAGACGTTTTCCGACCGAAGGTATCCCCGTGTGACGGCGTAAAATACGACACCCTTTAGAGGATCGACCGTCCACCAGGCGTCGACAATCGCTTCGCCGTTCGCCGGCTGCACGGCCTGCTCGATCGGCACGTAGATTAAATGTTCGGATCGTACCGTCATCGTCTATATCCCTCGTAAATTAACGGGGCATCGCACGCCCCGTGCGCGTCGTCTCGTTACTCCACCGGCCACGAGTCGTAGAACAAGTCCCACAACCCGGGCTGGTCCTTGAGCGCGGTAAAGCTGGCCGCGCCGACCGACGCCGCGTGCTCGTTGAGCTTGGCGTACACTGCGCCGGGCAGCGCGTTCATCGCCGTCACGAACGCGGGGAACGTCGGGAAGCGGGCAGCGCCGTCGGCGGCAGGCGGCGGGGGCGGTGCGGCCTGCACGACAGGCGGGGGCGGCGGTGCGACCGGTTCAGGTGCAGCGGCGGCAACGTCCGGTCCAGACGCCGTGTCGGCAGGCACGGGCGTATCGGTCGAGACAGGCGGGGCAGTCGTCGGTTCGACGGGCGGCGCCGCAGGGGCAACCGAGGGTGCCGGCGCGTTTCCCCCACGCAACTCGGCGCTGACCGTGGCGAACGTCTCGTCGGTCACGCCGCGCCGCTTGCGCCATACGCCCTTGTCGGTCTGCGTCGGCGGCGTCGAGTGGATCCGGTCATCCCACGGCAGGCCCGTGGAGTCGGACGACGGGGAGCCCTCGCCACCACTCGGCGCACCAGTAGGGCGCCCGGCGACGCGGTCCGCCTCGGCCTGTAGGATCGCCTCGCTCGACGTGTGGTCGGCGATCGGGTGGTCGGCGGGAACGATGGGCGGCAGGGGTGCGGCCGCTACATGAAGCACGGGGGCTGGCGTGGCGGGCTGGCCGAACAGCCGGGCGAGCGCCTGAGCATCTCCCGAGTCGTCCGTGTTGAGAATGATCGTGACTTGCATGCTGTTCGACTCCTTCGTGTTGACAGTCACCGGCTAAACGGTAATGACGGGGCGGTCAATAGGAGAATTTACGATGAACCGAATCGATTGGACCAAGCCGCAGTGACGCGCTGGTCGTCCGCCCACAAGCATCGTCGGCGCGTATCGTGGCGGGCGCGCCGCACCGCGCAGTTGCGTCGTGCGATCGAGTCGACGTTACGATATGCCTTTGCGCAGCGTGGCGTTCTGACGCGTGCCGACGTAATCGCCGCGGTCGATAGCCTGTTCCCGCCGGTCGGCTATACGATACTGGACGTGTCGCACGATCCGACGACCCGACGAGTCGACTGCACGATTGCCGAACTGCCGGTCTATCGTATCGACGTGACGGCCTGACCGTGGGACTCGTCTTACGTCCCTATCAAGCCGACCTTGTCGACCGTACCGAACAGCAATGGCGGGCCGGTGCACGAACCGTGCTGATGCGGCTCGCTACCGGCGGCGGCAAGTGCCTGGCGCCCGGCACGCCGGTTATCATGGCGAACGGCGAGACGTGGCCCGTCGAGCGAGTCCGGCAAGGCGACCGCCTGCTCGCCCCCGGCGGCGGGTCTCGTCTCGTTTTGGGAACCTGCACCGGACGCGAGGCGATGTACCGCGTGACACCGACGAAGGGAGACGCGTTCGTATGTAACGAAAGCCATATATTGTCCCTGCAGCGAACCCAAAAACGTAAAGGCGACCCGGTATCGGCACCAATAAACATTTCCGTGCGAGAATATTTGACGAAAAATCCGACTTGGAAGCACCTGCACAAGGGGTATCGGGCGGCCGTCGATTTCCCCGAACAAAATCTCAATTCGGCGCTCCCTCCGTATCTTCTCGGTGTTTGGCTTGGCGACGGCGATTCTAACGGTCCAGTCGTCACGACAACCGACGGAGAGGTTCTTGGCGAAGTCATGCAATGGGCCGAATGCTGCGGTCTGAAAATGCGGGTCGAACAAGATAAGCGACGACCGTCTCTCATGCGCTTACATTTGACGAAGGGTGCTAATCTCAAGGGTTCTTTTCGTTACGGGCAAAACCCGGTCCGTAACGCCCTAAAAGCTAACAACCTGATAAATAATAAACACGTTCCCCTATCGTATAAAACGGCGAGTCGAACGCAGCGACTCGATTTACTTGCCGGGCTAATGGACACGGATGGTTACAAGCATCACGAAGGTTTCGATTATATTTCGGTACGCAAGACTCTTGCCGAAGACGTCGCATGGCTCTGCCGGTCTGTTGGATTAGCGGCGTATGTAAAAGACGCCTGGAAATCTTGCAACGGCGGCCGAAAGGCGCTTTATTATCGAGTTTCTATAAGCGGAGACTGCTCAATTATTCCGTGCCGTATCGCACGGAAACGGGCGGCCGTACGTGAGCAAATTAAACACGTGCTGCGCTTCGGTTTTACCGTCGAGCCGATCGGCGAGGGGGCTTACTGCGGATTTGAGTTGGACGGCGACGGCTTGTTCTTACTCGGAGATTTTACGGTAACGCACAACACGGTGTGTTTTGCCGACATTATCCAGCGCCATAACGGCGCGTCGTGCATGATCGTGCATCGTACCGAGCTCGTTACGCAAATATCGCTGACCTTGGCACGACTCGGGATCCGGCACGACGTCTTTGCCGCCGAACAGACGCGGCGCGCCATTGCCCGACTGCACGTCGACGAGCTTGGCACGTGCTACTACCAGCCCGGCGCGCGATGCGTCGTCGCGTCGGTCGACACGCTCGTACGCATGACCGGCGTCGAGTCGTGGGCGGCGCAGGTTACGTTATGGATTTGCGACGAGGGGCACCACGCGCTTGACGGGAACAAGTGGGGCAAGGTCATCTCGTTATTTCAGCACCCGCAGTGTCGCGGCCTGCTCCCCACCGCCACGCCGATACGCGCCGACGGCAAGGGCCTCGGCCGCTTGCAGTCGGATGGCTCGCCGGGCGATGGGTTTGCCGACGTGATGGTCGAAGGGCCCCCCGAGCGTTGGTTGATCGACGAGGGGTATCTGACCGATTACCGCGTCGTGTGCCCGCCGTCCGACCTGCAGATTGCCGGACTGCCCGGCGCGTCGGGTGACTGGTCGCCGGCGCAACTCAAGGCCGCGGCGCGCGCCTCGCATATCACGGGTGACCTGCCGCGCAGCTACATGGAATTTACGCCCTACGCCCTCGGCATATCGTTCTGCACGGACGTCGAGACGGCGATCGACACGTGCGAGGCGTATCGCGCGCTTGGCGTACGGGCCGAGACGATCACCGGCGAGACGCACCCGGCGGTACGGCGCGACGTCTTTCGACGGTTCGAACGGCAACTCGCGATACCGCCCGAGCAGCGCGAGATAACGCAACTCTGCGTCGTCGATATCGTGTCGGAGGGGACGGACTTGCCGGTCTGCCAGGTCGGATCGTTCGGTCGCCCGTCCGAGGCGCTCGGCCTCGTGCGGCAACAGATGGGCCGTATCTTCCGTCCCGTCTACGCGCCCGGCCCGGACTTGACGACCACGCAGGGGCGGCTTGAGGCGATCGCCCTGTCCGACAAGCCGTACGCCTGGTTGATCGACCACGTCCGACACTTCGTCAAGCCGAACATCGGACCGCCTGACCGTCCGCGCGTCTGGACGCTCGACCGGCGCGACAAGCGCGGCAAGAGCGCCCCGGACGATGCGATCCCGCTGCGCGTGTGCATCGGCTGTTACCAGCCGTACGAGCGGTTCTATCGTGCCTGCCCGTTCTGCGGACACGAGCCGGTCCCGGCGTCACGTGGCGGACCGGAATTCGTCGACGGCGACCTTGCCCTGCTCGACGACGCCACGCTCGCCGCGCTACGAGGCGCCGTGGTGGACGTGACGCCGGCCGGACTCGCCAAGGCGGCCAGCGCGTGGGCGGCGACGGGCCTGCCGCAGGCGTTCGTCGCTTCGAACGGCCGGGCGTACAATCGCAAGATAGAGGCGCAGGTCGCGTTACGGGCCGCCATGGCGCAATGGGGCGGACGGGAGCACGCGGCGGGACGTGACGACGCGCAGATCCAGCGGCTATTTTACTTGCGGTTCGGACTGGACGTGCTGAGCGCGCAGGGGCTGGCCGCTACCGAGGCGAACGTGCTGCACGAAAAGGTGTTGACGGACCTGTCAGCACCCGCTAAACAGTGATTCGCAACGAAGGGATACCGAGACATGCTTTTCATCATTCTGGTCGACGGCGAAGAATTTGGCGTTGGCACGGTCGACGAAATCGCCGCGCTGGCACGTGACGGCTATCTGCCCGAGGGCTACACGGTCGTGGCGGCGTAATGGCCGAGCTGCAATGGATCGAGCGTGACGACGGGCGGTATTGGGTCGCCAAGCTCGGCACGGTGACAATCGGTCAAATTTGGCGATACTCTGATAACTCCGGTTACGGCTGGCAGATTGACGGCGTTTCGATGCGTTGGATTGCCAAGGGACATGACGACAACGTGCAGTCGTATCAGTCGGCGCGTCGTGCCTTCCTACGTTCGTGGCGGATTTGGCGCGAACGGGCCGGTCTGGAATGAACGGCCTAGCGTATTACAACGAAAACGATCCGTTCGCTGCGGCGTGGCTGCGGCAACTTATCGCCGCCGGTCTGATCGCGCCGGGCGTCGTCGACGAACGCAGCATAGAGGATATCACGCCCGATGACGTCAGGGATTTTACGCAATTCCACGCTTTTGCCGGAATCGGATGCTGGTCCCTCGCCTTGCGAAGAGCCGGATGGGACGATTCTTGGCCCTGTTGGACCGGCTCGGAACCTTGCCAGCCTTTCAGCGCGGCAGGCAAGGGACGTGGGTTTGCTGACGAGCGGTACCTACGTCCGGTCTGGCACCATCTCATCGATCAGTGCCGCCCTGACCTTATCCTTGGCGAACAGGTTTCGAGCAAGGACGGACTCGCTTGGCTCGACGCTATACAAGCTGACATGGAAGGAGCGGGTTACGCCTTCGGGTGTATCGATATGTGCTCTGCGGGCGTCGGCGCGCCCCATATCCGACAGAGACTCAATTGGTTCGCTGTACGGCTTGGCGTCAGCCCCGTGGCTGACGCCAACGACCAATACGAACGCGCAACCCGATACATCCCGACGGGGGCTTTCTTCGCCCGAGGGGCAAGCGAAACTGTCAGCATGGCCGACGGCACGAGCGACCGATGCGGAGAAAGCGGTACGGACGCCGGACGGGGCGGACCGGGAGACGGCGCGCAAGGGATCGCCGCAGGACGTATGTGCTGCGGCGATGCTGACCGGCTGGACGACGACGACGACACGCGACCACAAGGACACGCCGGGAATGACGGCGCAGCGTACGGACGGGGCGAGCCGCAACGACCAGTTACCGCGCCAGGCGTACTTGGCGGGCTGGCCGACCTGCGTCGGATACGACGCAGCGAAAGCGGAGAACGCGATGTTGAAGCCCGGGGCGATGGTGCTCGGGAATGCGGCAATGCTATCTGGCTGGCCGACACCGATGGCGGGCAGTCAAGCGACCGAGGCATACAACGAAGCGGGCAACACGGACAGCGGGCGCAAGACCCAGGCGCTCGTTACGTGGAACGTATCGAACGGCCCGGCCCGGTTAACGGCGCGTGGCGAGATGCTGACTGGCTTTTCTGCCGGGACGATAAGTGGCGGCCAGTTGAATCCGGCACATTCCCGCTGGTTGATGGGACTGCCGGTCGAATGGTGCGAGGCGGCGATACGGGCGCACCGATCGATGCCGTCTCGTCGTCGGAAGCGCGTGTCGGTCGCCTCCGCGGCTACGGCAACGCCGTGAACGTCGAGCAAACCCGCATATTTATCGAATGCGTGATGGACGTGCTGAGCGATGGCTGAGGTGCTGAGCGTCACCGGCCACCGTCCGCCCCGTCTCGGCGGATACGGCCAGCACGTCACGCAGCGCCTGGACAGCCTCGCCCTGCGCACTGTCGCGGCGATGCGGCCCGACCGGCTCGTTACCGGCATGGCGCTCGGTTGGGACCAGGCGTGCGCACGTGCCGCCCTGGCGCTCGATATTCCGTACGAGGCGATCGTGCCGGGCACCATCGGCGGGTACGAGCAGCTATGGCCGCCGGCCGCACGTGCGGAGTTTAACCGGCTGCTCGCACTGGCCGGCCGTGTCGAGATACGCGCGTACATGGGCGGCGCGGAAATCAAGGACCGTAACGAACGCGTCGTCGAGCTCGGCACGTGGCTGCTCTCGCTATGGGACGGTACGCCGTCGGGCACCGGCAATACGGTCGAGATGGCGACACGGCGCGGACTGCCCGTGTGGAACGTATGGAAGGAGTGGGCGTGATGGCGTTACTGACCGAACTTATGAGGGCGGCGGTACTGGCCGATACAATCGCTTCGCCACGTACGGGCATTACACTCGTCTGTACGTCTGAGGGCGTTGAGGCTCGGGCCGTTCGGTTCGGCGGCGAGACCCGCACGTACATGACGCAATGGCGATTGCTCGACGCACGGCCCGACGGCGAACTTATCGGCGCGGTTCGGCTGCTCATACGGTGGGTACGTGAGATTCCAGAGCAATTGCCGGTCGAGCAATCATGACCAGCGAAGCCGCCGTCCAAGCCGCCGTACGGCTAGAATATGCGCGCCGCGGTTACCGGCTGTTCCGCAATAACTCGGGCGCCCTGCGCGACGAGTCGGGACGGCTCGTACGGTTCGGCCTCGGCAACGACAGTCCGCAGATTAACGCCGTGCTGAAATCGTCCGACCTGATCGGCTGGCACCCGACGCTCGTTACGCCCGAGATGGTCGGTACGTGCGTGGCTCGGTTCGTCAGTCTCGAATGTAAACCGCCTGGCTGGCATCTCACGCCGGGCGACAAGCGCGCGCAGGCGCAGGACGCGTGGCTACGGCTGGTCCTCGAGGGCGGCGGCGAGGCGCGGTTTATGACGGGGGTGGACTGACGTGGCTATAACAGTGACGAACTGCGCGAAGGATTACGCGCCCGAACAGGTGACCGGCCGATACGTTCGCTATGTGGGCGCCGGCGCGTACCGATGGTGCGAGACCGGCCCGACGACACGCGCGGGCTGGCGATACGATTTACGACAAGGCGATTGCACGGTTGACGACCTGCCGCCAGGCGTCGCCATGGCCGCTATTGCGCGCCATGGCGCGTGGCCCTCGTACGTGGAGTGGCCGGCGTGATGTACGAGATTCACAATATGGACTGCCGGCTCGCTATGTCGATGCTGCTCGACGCGGACAGTGTGGACAGTATCGTGACGGATCCCCCGTACGGCCTGTCGAAGGAACCGGACGCCGCCGAGGTTCTGCGACACTGGCTCGCCGGCGACGACTACACGCACGACGGCAACGGTTTCATGGGTAAGTCCTGGGATAGCTTCGTGCCCGGTCCGGCCGTGTGGCGCGAGGCGTACCGCGTGCTCAAGCCCGGCGGCTATCTGCTCGCGTTTTTCGGCACCCGCACGTACGACCTGGGCGTGATGGCGATACGTCTCGCCGGGTTTGAGATTCGCGACGAAATAGCGTGGTGTTACGGCTCGGGTTTTCCGAAATCGCTCAACATCGGCAAGGCCATCGCGAGCGGCACGGGTCGACCCGAGGATATTCGTCGTATGCAAATGGGCGACGCGTACGAGCCGTCGGGGCGGGGGCGAGCCAATTACGATCATGGCGGCGGTTCGGCGATGAACGGCACGAATAGTGGCGCCGCGGGTACGGCCTGGGACGGATGGGGAACCGCGCTCAAGCCGGCGCACGAACCGATCGTCGTTGCACGCAAGCCCTTGGCCGAACGCACCGTCGCGGCGAACGTGCTGGCGTGGGGGACGGGCGGTATTAACGTCGATGCGTGTCGGGTCGGTACGGATGGGGGCGGCACGCACTGCTCGAATCGAGACGAAAACGGCAAGTGTCTCGGGCACCGCAACGCCGGCCAGTCGACCAGCGGCGAGACTTTCCACGGTCCCGACACCGCAGGCGGCCGTTTCCCACCGAACCTGATACATGACGGATCCGACGAGGTCGTCGCGTGCTTTCCGTCCAGTGCCGGGCAGCTTGCCAAGGCCAGCACGAGCGATACGTTACGTGCAGGGCAGAACGTTTATGGAGTGATGACGCGCGGCTCGGGCGGCTCCGAGCCGCGCGCGGATACCGGCAGTGCGTGCCGTTTCTTCCCGTCGTGCCCGCTCGACGACGAGGATGTCGAGACGCAACGGTTGATCTATTGTGCCAAGGCGAGCCGTGCGGATCGTGACGAAGGGCTAGACGATCTGCCCGCTGTAACGACCGGCGACGGCCGGGCCGTCGCCGCGGACAACGCGTACCAACGGGGCAAAACCGCACGGCATAATCACCACGCCACGGTCAAACCGACCGCGCTGATGCGACATCTCGTGCGGCTCGTTACGCCACCGGGCGGCACGGTGCTCGACCCGTTCACGGGCAGCGGTTCGACCGGCAAAGCGGCCATCCTCGAGGGCTTCAATTTTATCGGCTGCGAGCTCGACACGGATTACGTGACGATCGCCGAGGCGCGCTGTGCGCACGCTAATCGTACTGCGTGAGCGACGACCCTCGAATGACCGCCCATAGCGACGTGCCGTAATTCGGGTCAGTCGCGTAACGCGGTCGTGCCGGCGTGCCGCCCCCAAGCGCCATTGCGTATGCGCGAATGTCGGGCAGCGCTGCACGCGCGGCGGCATACGGCGCGCCCGTTGCGAGTAGTCGAGCATGCGCAAGGAACGCCTCGTCATCGCTGGCGAAAGCACGGAACGACTGGTTAACGAGCACGCGTACGCCCTTGTAAACCTCGTGCGTCGGAATCGACACGCTCGGCTGGCCGACTAGGGCTTTCATGCCGAAATAATTGTGCGGCCCGCTCGTCTTTGCACCCCATGCCGATTCCAACGCCCATTGCCCGAGACTGATCGACACCGGGGCGGCAGGATACGCAGCGGTCGCCCGTCGTGCTGCAGCGATGATTCCGGCGGGTGGCTGTCGTCCCATATTGACCGTCCTGTCATTACCGTCTAGGGTGCTGACGATATCACACGAACGGCAAGGACGCCACGTTATGACGGAACAAGAGATACGAGACGACGAGCGCCGGAAGATCGTTGAGTCGATCCGGTCTCGCGTCGCCGCACGACGGGCCGACCATGCCACCTATCCGCACCCGCACAATGAACAGAACACTGAGGTCATTGCCGGCGTAGCAGACTCCATCGAGCGGAGGCGTCTGTGACCGATCCCCGTAACGCCACGCGCGACGCGGCTATCCTCGCTGCGGCCCGTACGCTCGCGCTCGACGTCGGCCTGCACGGCATGACACGCGCCGCTCTGGCCGAACGTTCCGGCCTGTCTGCCGCCAGCGTGTCGAATTTCGGCATCACGTCCGTATCGACCCTGCGCCACGGCGAGCACGGGCCGATCGTGCTTCGTGTCGTCGAGGCGCTGATGCGCCATGCCGTCGATACGGGCGACCTGCCGCTTGTCGCCGCCGGTATCGCCGCACGGCACCCCGTGGCGCTCGGCGCGCCCGAGCAGATGCGTATCGCGGCGCTTACGTCATGACCATCGATAGAGAACAACAGGCTAGGGCGAGGGAGACTCTTCGCCTCACCGTCAAAGCATACAATGAGGCCGACGAGGATAACGACGTCACGATCTGGTCGGATGAAAGCGACGTTGTGGTGACAGCCATGCTCGCCTTCGCCGACGAAGCGCGCCTTGCTGAGAGGGCTAAGGTGCTCAGCGACGTGGGGCCTGATCTGGCCGCTATTGGTTCCCGACCGGCGGCCAAGGTGCTCGCTTGGGCAAAGCCGCGTCCATGCTTCTACGTGAACGTCGGCACCCCCGATGGCTGCGTCTGTCTCGGTTGCCGTGAACAGGCCCTCCGCGCCACCGCCATCCGCACGCCCAACGAGGGGGAAGTATCGTGACACCTTGGTCTTGGTGGGCAGGTAGCCCCGGAGAACCCATTTACGACATCGCCGGCGATGAGCCAACGCGCGAGGCGGCGATCCGCGCCGCCTGTCGGGAGCTTAACGACGGGGACACGTTCCGCATTGTCGAGGCGCGTTGTTCGACCGCTGCCCGAAAATGGGATGACGAGGGGCCGGACCCGTTCCTTCGCGAGCGCAATCACGAGACGCTGACCGTTGGCCCCGCCCTGAGCGCAATCACCCCCGAGGACCACCAATGACACAGACACCCGAACTGCTGGAGGTGATCCAGAGCGATCGTGAGGCGGCTGCTGAGTATATCGCAGGCGCGTTCGGCGAGCGGTATCGGAAGTCCGTCCTGAATGAAGGGCGCTGGCCTGGCCTGACGCAAGCCTTTGGCCGCCACCGCATCGAGCATGCCACTCCCTCCCGCGAGACGGCGGAGAAGGCGGAGCCGGATAGCGCCCCCTCGCCAGCACTGGTTGAGGCGTTGACCGATGGTATCTTGAAGCACGTCGCACAGACATACGGGCATCGCGCAGATATTCTTTTCGATACGGCCAACGACGAGAACATCGCCGCGTTGACTGAAGCAGTCGGCAAAGCCCTCGCCGGTCTCGCCGCCACTCCCTCCCCCGTCGAGGGGCGGGGAGAGGTGGGCTGGCTGATCGAACGCGATGGTCCTCAAGGCCTCTCGTACGCGACCGCTCGATCGTGGACCGCGGATCACCTCAAAGCCCTACGGTTCGCGCGCGAAGTTGATGCCGACGCATTCGCCAAGTCGCGCGGCGACTGGTCAGCCGACATAAGGATCGCCGAACATGCCTGGAATTGATCTTGCCGCCCTAGCCGAGCAGTGCCGCGCGCTCAACGAGCCCAATCAGGGGATGCGTTACCATGGCGGCCATAGCGGCGAGCGGCGCTATGACGAGCGCACCGGCAAGCCATACTGGACACGCAGTGAGCCGGCTACGCTCACCGTCTACGGCCCGCGCGCCGTCCTGTTGAAGCAGATCATCGATAACTGCGGCGAGATAGCCGACGCGATCCTCGCCGCCCTCCCGCTTCCCGATAAGGAGTAGGGGCTATGCGAAACAATGACTTAGCGATGCCTTCGGCCCGCGCTGGTCGGGCTCCGCCCCGAGCCGCTGCACGTCTCGGCCATTCGGCGACCATCACTATCGCGACCGCTTCGTTCAACGTGATGGGTGAGACTGTAACGACGCGTGCTATAGCAGATGCTATCGATGCGCTGGCGAACTTGCCGCTCTACTTCCGCGCTATCGAACTGGGCCGGTCATTGCTGCCGGATTGCGGGGGCCATCAGCGGCAAGAGGCGACCAACCGCCTGATGCAGCGATGGAGGAAGCTAGGCCTCGCCGCGTATTCTTCTCGCGGCTGGACGCTCACGAAAGGTTCGTGGGGCGCGCTCCACGCGCAAGGGATCGAAGCCCGTAGGGCCGCGACTTTAGGCGCGGTTCACGAGAGCCCGGTCGGTGAAACCGATGCGCCCGAACAGGGTGCCACCCTTCCACCCCACACTGGGGAAGGTCGGTTATGAGCGACGCAACGCGAGCGCGCCTGACAGAGCGCCAGCGCGCAATCTACGATTACTACTCGTCAGGCGGTCAGCGCGGCGACCTGTACACCCATTCCAAGCATGGGCGCGCTGGGATCATGAGGCCCGAGCGCGGCTATGGGAACGCGATGGCAGCGTGGCTTGCTGGCCGGGGTACCCCCACCACTGAACAGCGACCCGAAGGTAAGGAATAGGCATGATGGCGAAGCAATGTTCATTTTGCGAGGCACTGGCCACGGAAACGGTTGTCGATGACGACGACTTCTTCCCTTGCTGTGCAAAGTGTCGTGTCGCGTGGAACGGGAACCCTGGCTTCATTCGGCCGGACCCGCTGGCCCTCGCCGCCCACCCCTCTACCAAGGGAGCAGAGAGCCATGAGTGAGATCGTAGAGCGCGTGGCGCGGGCGATGCTCCCGGCTTTCGCCCATATTCCAGACCCGGAGTATCGGTTGACGATCGCCTCTTGCTGGGCCCGCGCCGCCATCGAGGCAATGCGCAAACCGACACCAGAGATGAACAGTGCTGGCAATCTCATGGACAGCCGCATCCGCTACGTGAACGCAACTGATGTTTGGCATGCCATGATCGACGCCGCCCTCCAACACAAGGAGCTATAGTGCCATGACAGAGGAAGCGAACGATTGGATCGAGTGGGACGGTGTCGGAGGGTGCCCCGTTGACCTCGATACGCTGGTATTCTGGCAATGCCGCCACGATCTAGCTCGCGACGAGCGGGTTTCGCGTCCTGCACGCATGCTCACGTGGTCTTGGTTCCCAAAGCATCCCGAGGCCGACATCATCGCTTACCGCATCGACCCGTCCAAAGGAGCGAAAAATGTCTGATGTCGCCGAACGCCCGAATGTCACCCTCGCCCGCTGGATCGCTACCGTCCATTACCGCACTGCAGGCGGACTGGTCGATGTACAGCATGACCTTGAGGAAATCGAGGAATTGCAGGAGCTGGTCGAGCGCGGGCCGCATTGGGATACGATAGAGCGCATAGAGATCGTTCGGGCCGATGGCTGCGAACGGCGGCTTACCGTCGAAGAGGCGGCTGCGCTATGACAGCCTACAGGATCGTCCAGCCATGATAGAGGGAGGACACCTGACTTGACGACCAGACGAAACAGGGCGTAGCTGGACGGGCGGACAGTGCGTGACGGCACCCCAGCCAAGCGGAGCGCGCTTGACGTTCGGACCGAAATAACCGTATCTGGCGGAACGGGCGGGGGAACGCTACCAACGTATCCCCGCGCCCCGCAACATACCTGCGGAGCATGCAGACATGACGACACCACCCCTAGTACGCACCTGCGCTACGTGCAAGTTTTTCGTAACGCTCGACCTGCCCGAATTCCCCGCCGCCGGTAGCTGCCGCAAGCGCGCGCCAGGGCATAACGGCTTTCCCCCTACGTCTCTCGCGCTATGGTGCGGCGAGCACAAAACGGCACACGCATTCCTGACTCCGGCCGCCTAACCGTGGCTGACTGGTCGCTTTACGCCACGCGCGGCTTTTCCCTCTTTCCCCTCGGCACGAACAGCAAGCGTCCGGCGATCGACACGTGGGAGGAATACCAGACGCAACGCGCCGACGCCGCGCTCGTCGAAGCATGGTCGCGCAGCACGCTCAATACCGGCGTTGCGACTGGCGCCGTGTCGAATTGCTTCGTGCTCGACCTGGACGGCGACGAGGCGTGGACCGAGGCGCTACTGCGCGGCCTGCCCGATACGCTGACCGTCAAGACACCGCGCGGCCGACACTATTACTTCCGGCACCTCGGCTACCACATCGCCAATCGTGCCGGCCCGCGCTGGACGGGCGGGATCCTCGGTTGGGATATCCGCGGCGACGGCGGGTACGTCGTCGGACCGGGCTCGACGTACGTGCCGACACCGGCCGAAGCGGCCAAGGGCAAGCTCGCCGGGGCGTACGTCATCGAATCGAACGCACCGATCGCACCGGCGCCCGCCTGGCTGGTCGAAATGCTCGGCCGCCGTCACGAGCCGGACGGGCCGCCGGTGCCGTCACGTGTCGCCGAGACGACTAGTCCGTACGGTGCGGCGGCAATGCGTGCCGAGCTTGCCGACCTGCAGGCGGCACGGCCGGGCCACATCAACGACTCGGTTAACTATTCGACGTTCCGCATCGCGCAGCTTGTCGGCGGCGGCGAGATACGCGAGGACGAAGCGCGCGACTCGATCCTCGAGGCGCTGGCCGCGATGGGCGGTATCGACACGGAAGAAAAGACGCTCGGCACGATGGAACGCGCATGGGCGTCGGGCATCGATCGACCGCGCGCCGCGCCGCCCGCACCGACACCCGAGGCGATGTTCGGCACGCGCGAGGTGATCGACCCGGTCGTCGAGGCGGCCAGCGCCGGCGAGCAGCCGCTCGCGCCGCCCCCACCGCCCGTGCCGTTCGGACCGGGGGTGGCCGCCCGTACCGTCGCCGGCGAGCTATTTCGTCAGTATTTTGACGGCGTCGTGTACGTAGCGACAACCAACGCCATGTTTTGCCCTGGCGGCGTATCGCTCGGCCAGTCGGCGTTCGACGGCATATACGCAGGCGCTGATTTCTATATCGGCGAAACTGGCGACAAGCCGGTCAAATCGCCGTGGGAAGCGTTTCGTAACTGCCAGTCCGTCTCGCTCCCGCGTGTCTATAACACGTGCTTCCGGCCCGAGCTCGGCGCGGGCGCGATTATCTATCTCGACGGCCTGCCGTGCCTCAATACCTACGTCCCAGCACGTGTGGCACGCACGGCGGGCGATCCGGCGCCGTTCGTCGATCATATCCGCCGCATGCTGCCCGCCGGACGCGACGCCGACCTGCTCTTGCACTGGATGGCGTCGTGCGTGCAGAACCCCGGCGTCAAGTTCCAGTGGTGGCCGTTCATTCAGGGCGTGAAGGGCAACGGCAAGACGCTCGTGCTGTCGTGCATGTTCGAAGCGGTCGGGGCGCGCTATTCGCATCTTGTCTCGCCGACCGCGATGGCCAAGACGGGCAACCAGTTCAACGGCTGGATCCGCGACAAGCTGCTGCTCGGCTTCGAAGAGATTTACACCGCGGACAGCCGGCGCGACACGGTTGAACTGCTCAAGGCGACGGTGACGAACAAACGGATCGCCGCCGAGTCGAAGGGCAGGGACCAGGAGACGGTCGACAATCGCGCCAACGGCATCTGCCTGTCGAACCACGCCGATGGCATGCCGATCGACGAGGACGAACGGCGCTTCGGCATGTTCTTCTGCGCGCAGCAACAGGTCGAGCACCTGGCACGCGACGGCATGAACGGCGACTACTTCCCGCGACTGTACAGGTGGCTCGACGAGGGGGGCTACGCGATCGTCTCGCACTACCTGGCGACGATGCCGCTCGAGGCGGCGCTCGACCCGGCGGGCGACATGCACCGCGCACCCGAGACGAGCAGCACGGCGTACGCCATCGCCGAGTCGCGCGGGCCGCTCGAGCAGGAAATCCTCGAGGCGATCGAGGAAGGGCGGCCGGGCTTCACGAACGGTATTGTCCGTTCGTACGAATTGAAGGCGCTGGCGCAGGCCGTACGCCGGCCGCTTGCCGCCCGTCGCTACCGCGCGGTCATGCAGTCGCTCGGGTACGATATCCACCCCGCGATGCCCGAGGGACGGCCAAATAACGCCTTCAAGGACGGCACGCGTCCACGCCTCTATTTCCGCCGCGGACACGACATGTTGCGCCTGGCGACCGCCGCCGAGGTGATCGCGGCGTACGAGGAAGCGGTCGTGGCGAGCGTGTCGGCCAACGTCGTTCCGTTCAAGCGACCGTGACGGTCTGGTGCCTGTCGTCTAGCTCTTGCCCGTGGGCGCTTGCAGTCGTCGACGGGACCGGTCAGTTCGAAGGCTACGGCCCGCACTACTCGCGCCGCACGCCGGGCAGCAAAACGTTTACGGGCGTCGGCGAGGAAATCGTACTCATATCCTCCTGTGGTCGCGCCGTATGGGCGTGCGTCCGACAGAAAACGCCAGCCCGGCCAGGGTCAGGCGCAAGCCGAGGGCGTGAAGGCGAGCCGGACGCCGCGTGCCGCTATATCTGGCGCAACATGCTATTCCGCAATCTCGGCGCGGGCCTTAGCTCCGAACTGATCGAAAGCGCCACGGCCGAGACGTATCGACGGTGGGTCGAACGTTACGGTGCGTTACCTGCCGAGCGCCTACGCACCGAAATCGGGCTATCCGGCATCGCGAATAAAGCTAACCCCGGCTATTGCTACCTCAAGGCAGGATGGCTGCGCGACCGCATCGTGCGGGGCAAATTATATTTATGGGCGCCGGATCGTACGTAGCATCCATAGTACGGACGTTATCGGTATTCCGATATCGGCCCGTATATAAATTACTGTAAATTGCTACAATTGCTGGCCAAATATCGGCCGGTTTTTACCCCGGATCAAGTCGTTGATTCTAAACGATTAACCCGCTACCCCGAATTCGAAATATCCGGCTATAGCGTGTGTGAGCGTGTGTGAGCGCGTAGCGCATGTGCACGTAATGTTTGCAGATATTCGGGTTATTCGGGTTATTCGGGGTATATAGTCGGTAAGTCTCTATAAGTACGTAATTTTTTCCAACCCGATAAATTTAACGTTTCGGGTTAATCCGGGTTATGCTTGCGCACGGCAAGAACGGGGCGTATTTGCGTACGGTATGACGAGCGCCAATTCCGACACGACCGTTCCGGCTCGCGCGCAAGAGTCGCTGCTCGACGAAGTGTTCTTCGACCTCGTATCGTCCGGCGAGTTTCTGTCCGTCGCCTGCGAAGTCGTCGGCTGGAAAGTCCGCACGTTCTATGCGCGCCGCTACGCCGACGCCGAATTCGGCAAGCGGGTGGACGCGGCGGTCGAGGTGGGGCTTGACGCTCGGGCCGACCGTACCGCGCTGATCGCCCGCGGCGACAAGGCGGCCGGCTCGTCGGGCGACTGGAAACGCGACCAGCTTATCGTCAAGCAAGAGAACTGGCTGCTATCGAAGCGGTCCGGCCGGTACGCCGATAAGCTGCAGGTCGACCAGCGCAGCGGCCCGCTACCGCCGCCGGCGTTCAGTGACGACCCGAACGAGGCGGCGCGCCAGTACCAGGAGTGGGTAAAATCCGGCGCCTGTTGACAGGCCCGTCATTACGCGCTTAAGTCCGTCCCGAACGATAGGGACTGATTCGATGATGCTGCAACGATCCAGCGAGTACGAAGCGAACGGGGCGCGCGATCGTCGTATCGCCCTGACGCCGATGGCGCCCGACACAGGCAGTCCGTGGAACCCGTGGTGGTTCGTCGTCGGCGCGCTCGGCACGGTGCTGGTCGGGCTGGTGCTGCGATGACCGATGCAGCCCCTCGCCGCCCGCATTGCCGCGTCTGCGCGGGCATGGGGAATGTCGTCGTTGACGAGCGGTACAAGCCGGTTCGATACGAGCTTTGCGCACGGTGCAACGGCACGGGGCGTGAGTCGTGATTTACCGCCTCGCCTCGGCCGTGCTGATCGTCGTGACGCTCGTATGGGCCGTCATCCTGGTCGCCGGTATCGATCATTACGTGCGGGTCGTGGGGCGATGAGAGAGTCGACGGTATTCATACTGGTGCTACTGGTGTTCGCAGTCCTTGAGTTGGCGTGCGGCAGCGCCGATCGTAACGCGATATTTCTTGCCGCTGCGATGGTCATTGCCGCCCTGCGAAACCGCGAGTCATGACCGTATCGCGCGCCAAGGCCGAGCGGGCGTTACGTGCGTACGCACGGGGCGAGCGAGATTACCGAGGCTGCGTGACGGGGCGGGTGGCCGCGCCGCTACACGTGCACCGACGCGAGGGCGACGAAATGGCGTGCCGGTGCGGCAAGCGCTGGCCGATCGGGGAGGATCATCCGCAGTGACAGACAAACCGCTCGAGCAGCGCGACTACCCGATCCGTGCGGTCGGTCCGTGCATTTACCGCCGTACCGCCTCGTCGCCGCTCGCCGTGCTGGCGTCGCGTGACCTGGCCGCCGACATGGCCGATCGTCTCAACGCGACGTTGCTGCCGCCCGCACCCGAGCCGACGCAATGGCCGGCGCGGCGTACGCTCTGTCGTGACGATTGGCGCGATGGTGGCGAAACGTACGTTAAGCTCACGCCCGAGCAGCTTGAGACGCTGCGGGAGGGCGCCCGCGCCGAGCATAGCGTCGCGTACGTCACGCCGCCTCGCTCATGACCGCCAGCCCGTCCCGTAGCGACCAGTACGAGCGGCGTTTCGAGCGGTTCGCCGACCTGATCGCCGAGGGCGTGTCGATCAGCGTCGCCTCGGAACGGCTCGGGATTCACCGCGTCGCCGGATCCCGGTATTTCAAGCGAATGCGCGACGAGTGCGACGCGGGCGCCGACGGCGTGACGCGCGGAAAGTGG